GTGGGTTTCCTGTTCTGTTTCTCCAATCTGGGTAATTCAGCTCTAGGCTACGTGGGCTAATAGGGTCCATGTCGTTACCATCGTGTGTCATTAGTAAGACTTGGTGTACTTCTGTGCCTGTGGGTATGTCAAAGTCATACTCAAATACCCCTGAAATTGTACTAAAAGGGTCTATGTCAAGAATATAAGCTTTTGATCTTTCACAAAACTCTATTGTTGCGGAACGTAAGTTTTGTTCTACCAGAGAGTCTGGACATAAAGGTACGTAAGGTAGAACTTCTTTAACTAAAGAAGAATAGGCTGCCACATTTACCTACCTTGCTGTTGCATTACCCTAGGAACAGCGCCTATGTTAGAAACTGGATCATTGTTCGGATCTAACAACATTTGAGCTTGATTACCTTGCCCTATACTAGCTGTAAATAATTGATAATGGTTTTGTGCTCTCTGTGCATTTCCTGCGTACTCCGCATCTTTCATGTACGCTCTATACAACACGAAGTCAATAATCGCATTTGCATAAATATCATCTACTGAAATAGTTGCACTACCATTAGCTAGGTCTGTTGGTGAATTAGAAAATACAAGTTCTACAAAAGCATTTCCAGCTACTCCTGGGTACACATAGTAGTTTCTTGGGTCATCTTCATCAAACATATAATGTTTAACTATTGTTCCGTGCGCTGCATCCCCAGATACAGTTGGATCGTTCCAGTCTGGTTCTTGTGTATTTAAAATATCAGCGTTTACTATTCTAATAGCCCTTTTACCAGTAGCGCTTGCGCTAGTTGCAGACATGTTTCTAGTTAATTTAATTAACCTTAGACCACCGGATGGTAAAGACTGTTTTGTACCTGTAGTTAACTGTACATTAGAAGTTGTTGCTGATGATTCAGGTCTGAAATTTACAATTTCTCTTTGAGCATCGTTTATATATCTAAGTAACTCAGCTTCTGGCCACCTAACACTAGTAGTGTCCTGTAAGGTGTCTTGAATTCTGCTAAGTAAATTAGTTCCTGTAAGTGTCCCTGCCATAATGTATTACTCCGCTGCTTTTAATTCCTCAATTAAATCTGATTTCTTTTTACGCCTATCAAGCTCTATGCCCATAGTGCGACCGTGTTCTTCTAACTGTACTTTAGTCATAGCTTCAAAGTCTATAGAGACTTCTTCGGTAATTTCTACAACTTCTTCTATTACAGGTTCTGCTACGGGTTCTACTACAGGTTTTGCTACTGGAGCATTTCCTTCTTTGACCTCTTCACATCCTGCTTGCAAACAAAGTAAACCCATGTCTTGTCCGACTTGTTTTGGCTCGTTCGCGTTTAAATTAACTGCTGCACCCCAAGTTGAGGCTACATACTTGTCTTCTTTTGATACTATCCACATAATCTTTACTCCTTAAATATGGGTGACTTTAAAAGCCACCCATAAAGAATAACACAATTAATATGCTACATCTAATCTAATGACACCAAAGTCTTCAGACTGTCCTGTGACATCTGAATGATACTTAGGTTTCTTAAGACCAAATATTTTACCAATTGATATACCGTTCTGGTTTCCGTAGTCGAATGTATCTTCTACTATTTCTGGAGCACCAATATCAGCCATAGCTAATGCTTGAGCACCACAGAATAAACATGCAGAACCGTTAACGTTAGCGTCAGCGCCCCACTTGTATCCAGCAGCTCCAGCATTACTTGATGTTCCAGTTGTAGCGCCAGTGGTGTTAAACACATGTCTAAACTCATGAACCATGATGCCATCAACCATTAGGCTTGAAGAACCAGAGAATAAGCTTGAACCAGGTCCTCTTACTCCAGCTTGTCTTACGTTAGCAAGAAAATCTGAATCGAGTTTTAGGTCAGCCATTACTTGAGGTGTTACGAAAAGATGGAATGTCTCATCGTTACCAGCACCTCTCATTCCTCTGATGTACTGATCTTTAGCATAAGCTTTTAGATCAACAATACCACCATAGCTTAGTTTGTCAGCTGCAACAGTTGCAGTAACATCACCAGCCACGATACCATTAGTAGCATCAAATCTTCTATGTCTATTAGAAGTTGGAGCGGTTACATCTGAACCAAACGCTAAGTCGTTTAGATTTTGACCTGAATTCATTGACGGTCTTAGACCACCATTGTTTTTCAAGCTATATCCAATACCACTTAAAGTAAGGAACGCCAATTGGTCCATTCTGTCAGCCATTGCATAAGCAAGAGCATCTCTTGAATGTTCCCTAAAGTTCACAACTGATTTTTGATCAGCCAGTCTACCAGACAGTCTGTTCGCAAATCTTAGTTGGTCGAGTCCTACGACTATGTCGAAAGCTCTTAGTGCCTCTTCATTACCTTCTAAAGTATTGTCACCAACGATACCATCACCAGTCATATCGGCTAAAAGTGTTAATACAGCTCTAGCTCCTTTTTCTGATTGAGTAAGTTCAGATATAGTCTGAACCATTGCGTTAGATCCGCTACCCGCGAATTGGTTAATGAAAGACATATTTCTAGCTACTCGCCAGAAATCACGAGACCAGATCGTTAATTGTTCACTGGTCAACGCAGCAAAGTTTGTATTTGCCATGATAAGTCTCCTATCATTAAAGTTTATTAACCAGTCGACTTATTGGAGCGACTATTTATCCGTATACCCACTATCGTAGGGGAAACGCTCTCGTTGTTTGCGGGCACGACCCCGACCAGATTAACGCCTTGATGGGCGAATACGTATGTTTTACAGGAACGACCCTGGTAAGATATCGCTCTTACG